AGATTAAAAAGCAATATAAAAGACTGTATGGAATTACTTGGGACTAAAAAAGTAGAAACAGTTTTAGGAAATATAAGTATAAGAAAGTCAGCAGGTAGCTTAGTCATAGAAGATGAAGAAAAGATACCTGCTATATATAAAACAGTAGAGCAAGTTGTAAAAGTAGATAAGAAACATTAAAGATTTTATTAAAAAAGGTCATGAGGTTGAAGGTTGCAGGATTGAATATGGAACTACACTAACAATTCCAAAAGCTAAAAAAGAGTAGGTGAGGACCATGGAAATTAATAATATTTACATTAAATTGATGGATGTAAGAGTTAAATTTAGTAAGTTGAATCTAAAGAAAAGTGGAGAAAATAAGTTCGCTAACTTCAAGTATTTTGAGTTAGCAGACTTTCTACCACAAGCAACTGGATTACTTGAAGAAGCTAAGCTATGCCCTATAGTGACCTTTACAAATGAATATGCAACTCTAACATTAATTAATGGGGAAAACCCATCAGAACAGATTGTATTTACTTCTCCCATGAGAGATTTACAACTTAAAGGTTCTAATGAATTACAAGCACTAGGAGGTATAGAAACCTATCAAACTAGATATTTGTACATTCAGTTACTCAACATAACTGAAAGTGACACTTTTGACGCAACTAGTGGCAAAAATGAAGCTAAAAGTAATTCTAACAATAGAATTTTAACAGATAAACAATTAAGTAGGTTATATGCAATAGCAAGTAATGCAAATGTTGATAAAGAAAGTTTGAAAGAAAAAGTATTTAAAAGATTTGGAAAAGAGATAAAAGATTTAACAAAACAAGAGTATGACACTATTTGTAATGCTTATGAAAATAAGCAATAAGGGCAGGTGATATTGTGGGGATTATAAGAGTAAGCAAAGACAAAGATAATCCATATGTAGTTTTAAATAAAACTTGTTTGGAAGATGTGAAATTAAGCTGGCAAGCAAAAGGTTTACATTCATATCTGATTAGTAAGCCCGACCACTGGAAAATCTATGTTAATGATTTATATAAAAGAAGTAAAAATGGGAGGGATGCTACAGCAAATATTTTAAGGGAGCTCATAGAAAATGGATATATAACAAGAACACCTTGTCGAGATTCTAATACTAATAAGATGCTTGGAGGATATGATTATCAAGTATATGAGATACCACTTGAAAATCCTCAGAAGCTAAAATCCCGAAAAACTGATTTCCCGGAAACCGGATTTCCCGGAAACCGGGTTTCTCGGAAACCGGAAAACACGGAAGTAGTAAGTAATGACTTTAAAGTAAATAATGATATTACTACTATTGTTATTAATGAACAATCCAATAAAGACAAAACCACCTACATAAAAAAATACTTTGAAAAATATATAGGTGTGATTACTCCTAATAACTTTATAGAGTTAATGAGTTACTTAGATGATGGAATGGAAGCTGATGTAATTATAAGAGCTATTGATGAAGCAATAGCAAATGGAGTTAAGAATTATAAGTATGTAAAGACAATATTAAATAATTGGATAGAAGCAGGTGTAAAAACTAATTTAGAACTTACAGAGTATCAAAATGAGTTTGAGAGGAAGAAAAAGAATAAACAGGATAAGAAGCAGTCTAATAGTAAAGCTGTGAATACTCCTAATGTGAGTAAAAATAAGTTTCATAACTTCAATGAAACATTTACTCAATATTCACCTGACGAACTAGATGACATAATTAAGAAAAGCCAAAAGGTTAAATTTAAATAAAATTAAACTTCTAGGAAGTAAATATCAATATATTGCTTCCTAGAAAAGGGGAGGTATAAAATGGCGAGAATATATGCACAAAGAAGTGGTTCTTTAAATGAACAAGATAGATTGGAGTTATTAAGATTACTTGGGAAAGCTGGATATACAGTAAAGGTTGCTAGAGAGAAGCAAAATAGCAAGACAACTTATACTTACTTTGTTGAGTATACAGAAGAACAGGAAGAAAAATAGAAGGGGGCTAGTTAAATGAATACAATAACTTTAGTTGGAAGATTAGTTGCAGATGCAGAATTGAAGTACCTTCCAAATTCAGGTACTCCAAAAATAACCTTTTCAATGGCAGTAGATAGAAGGTTTAAAGATAAAAATGGAAATAAAATAACTGATTTTATTCAATGCGAGCAATTAGGAAAACATGTAGAGAATTTAGTGCAATATCTTGTTAAAGGTAAGCCTATATATGCTGTTGGAGAGTTAAATATATATAATTACAAAGATGAAAATGGTTGCTGGAAATCTATTACTAAGGTTAATGTAAATGCTTTAGAACTACTTTCTAGTAAAAATGATAATAATGCTAAACAAGAATATGTACCACCAGGATTAGACCCACAAGGTTTTCAAGCAATAGATGATGACGATATACCTTTTTAATTAAGTTAAATAGTCTAGGGAGTAATTATACAATATTACTTCCTAAAAGTTAAAAATGGAGGGATAAAAATGAGTAGAACAGCTATATGTAGTGTTTGTGGGGAGTTTCTAGTTGAGAGTTATGATGACCAGTTTACAAATACAAAGGTTATGGATTTACATGGTAGAGAATTTGTAATTGTTATATGTAAGAGTTGCTTAGAAGAATTATTAAGAAAATGTGAGGACTAACAATATGAGATTTGAGATAGGTAAAACTTATAAGTTTGATAAAGAGAAATTTATGGAAATTAATGGTGTAGAACAACATAAAAAATATAAAGAACTTTGGATTGATGATATTGAAGGTGTTGAATTTACTGTTGAAAAAACTTTTGATGATGGCTATGTTTGCTATCCAAATGAATTTTGGTTTAATTTTGGTGTAGTTTCGGAATGGTGTGTTGAAGTTAAATAAGGTAGGAGGAATTAGATATGGCTAAAATTTGGTTAGATGCAGGAACGTTTTTAGAAAAAACTATTGATATAGAAGATATGTTTGAGCTTAATTTAAGAAAAGTAAGAAAAGCAAATGAAAGTAAGAAAATAAAGCTGAAACTTAATGAATCGAAATTCAAAAAAATAAGGAAAAAACCAACTAATGATACAAAAAGTAAACCTATAAAAGTTTTTAATATTGAAACTGGAGAAGTTAGAATATTTAAAAGTGCAAAGGCTGCAAGTAAATACTTAAAGATTAGTGGAGATTATGCTAGTTGTTTAGCTAGAGAAAATAGAGTAACTAGAGAAGGTTGGAAGGCAGAATATATTCAAGAGGTGTCAGATGGTATTAGCAAATGTGGAGCAAGTAATTAAGTTAGCTGAAAAGATATTAAATAAGAAAAAGTGTTCTGTTAATAAAGCTATTGATATAGCTATAAAAATATTAAGCAAATATGAGTGCGAGGGGATGATTAGAAATGAGTCTAATTAAGTACAGAGGTTATGATTTTGAGAATGAGAAGTGGATTTATTCTGAAACAATAAAGTGGAGTGATGCAGTAGATTGTTTATTTATGCTAAAAGAGAATTGTGAATGGCAAAAAGTATCTAATGTTGGAGTATTCTCGAAATGTTGGTCTGGAAATAATGAAGAAATTTATGAGGGAGATATATTGAAAGAACCCTATAATACTAAAAATAAATATGAATATGGAATTGTAAGACAAGAAAATTATGCTCTTGAATTATATGTTGAATGGCATTATTTAAAGCAATTTGAAGGTAAATGGGAGGAAATTACAAGTAAAGCAACTATAATGAATAGCAAAAAATATGTAGTAGTTGGTAATGAATGCGAGAATTTGGAAGAAATTAAAAAAGAGTTCTTAGAACGTAAGGAGATGTTAGAAAATGAACATCTTAGCTAGTTTAATACTTATAGTAGGAAGTTTTATAGCTGGTAGGGTTTATGAGTATAGATTGAATCTAAAAGAGTGTGAAAATTGTGATAACAAAAGAGGTGTATAAGAATGGATGATAGATTGGAGATTTGCAAAAAAATGTTTCCTATTGTTACTAAAAATACTAGATTACTTTGTCATTATTGTGATGGTAGAAATATTTGCAGTTATGATGAAGAAAAAGCTCATGAATTATTGAGAAATGAAGAAGGTACTAAAAATAACTAACTTTGAAATGATAAAAAGTTTGGATGAGGATGGAATGGCTAATTTTTTTGGAAGTACAGATTGTATTTGTGAGTATTGTATATATGAGGGAGAACCTTGTGGTTATATATGTTATGAAAGTCCCGAAGGGTTCAAAGAATGGCTTTATATGGAGGTAGAAGAATAATGGATAAACTTTATATATGCAGTTCACAAGGAGTAGAAGAAGTTGAAATACTAGAAGGAACAAAAGGTAGATTCAAAGTGGGGAGTAATAGTCAATATTTAAGAGTTATTAATAAAAATGTACTTGATGTAAAAAGTGCTAGTTATGTTGCTTCTTTAAATAGAGATACAGCTATAAACATCTGGAATGATGAAATAAGCAAAGAAATAGAAAGATTAAAAGGATTTTTATATACAGAAAATATCTAATTAAAACAGTTTAGAGAGTTGCAAAATATCTTTTAGTATAAATTATTGTTGAAGTGTTTTGTGACTCTCAAAAATGAAAATAAGGAGGCGTTGTATTGCTTACATTTTTAGATTTATTCGCAGGGATAGGTGGTTTTAGGCTAGGTATGGAAAAAGCAGGACATAAATGTTTGGGACATTGCGAATATGATAAATTCGCAAATTTAAGTTATAATGCCATGCACAAACCGAAGGAGGATGAATGGTTTGAAAGAGATATTAGAGAAATTAGAACAGAAAATATCCCAAGAGCAGATGTCTGGTGTTTTGGATTCCCATGTCAAGACATTTCTGTTGCAGGGAAACAATTTGGATTCAGAGGAGAACGTTCAAGTTTATTTTTTACAGTTACAAAACTTATTAGAGAACTCAAAGAAGAAGATAGACCCAAGTATTTACTTATTGAAAACGTTAAAAATCTACTTAGTGTTAATGGAGGATTTGATTTCCTCAAAGTTCTCGTTGAACTGGATGAAATCGGCTATGATGCAGAGTGGCAAGTTCTTAATTCTAAAAACTTCGGAGTACCCCAAAATAGAGAACGAATATTCATTGTTGGACATTTTAGAGGACGAAGTACACGAAAAGTATTTCCTATCGAAAGAAAAAGTGGAAAAAATCTTGAGCAACTAAATAATCCAACTCATAGTACAAATAGAATTTATGATGCAGTTGGAATTGCTAGATGTATTAGAAGTCAGGCAGGAGGTGGAGGTGCTAAAACAGGTCTATACTTTATAGACTTAAATAAAAACTCTAAAGTAACAATAAATGCTAGATGCCTTAAAGCAAAATATAATGCAGGTGTGACAAATAGAAATTGTGATAATAGTGGAGTTTTAGTTAATGCAGTTTTAACGCCCGATAGGGTAAATAAAAGACAAAATGGTCGTAGAATTAAAGAAAGCGGAGAACCAATGTTCACATTGACAGCTCAAGATAAACATGGAATTTTGAAAAATGGAGATATAAGAAGGTTAACACCAAAGGAATGCTTTAGGTTGCAAGGATTTCCGGATAAATATTACGAAAGAGCAGCAAGTGTATGCTCAGATAGTCAACTGTACAAACAAGCGGGAAATGCTGTTACTGCAAATGTTGTATATGAAATAGCAAAAAGAATGGGCTAAGAGTTGCAAAATGTCTTTTAGT